CTTAGTAAAAGGAAGAGTAACGTTAAACGTTCCATCTGAGTTTCTGCTCATTTTTAAATCTTCATGAACTTCATTCCCGGTTAAGATGGTATCGGTTAAATCAAAAGATATGCGATTGTTGGTATCACAGTTTCCACATGTGACAGTGGCTTCGTAAGTTGAGCCATAGCCACTAACCCGCGCCGCTATCAAAATGGCATTTTTATCCCCAATAAGAAGATTCTCTGGCTTAATGCGTTTATCCACCATTATGTTTTGAATGAAACGATCAACCGCCAGACCTTTTTTTAACAAAGTGTGAGAGGTCAGAATATCTTCGTCTTTAGCTGTCATAAACCTAATCTCAACAGTGTCTTCATTATATAAAGGATGGTCATCGGCGTATCCTTTTCCTTGTGAAGGTAATTCAACAAATTCTGTTGGAGTCACAAAATTCAATGGACTCGCTTGAGGCGGAGCCTCAACATTTTCGGGACGATGACTTCCCATTCTATTTTTATTTCTACTCAATTTTCACCTCGCTATGTATAAGTAGCATAGTCATACACTATGGTTAATTCAATTTCTATTAGATCATCACTCTTGTAGGTCAAGCTCCCAAACTTGACAGCAGTAATGTTTACATTCATTAATGTCCACTTTTCTATTGGGGTTCCTCCGTTGGCACCGAATTGATTGATAATGATGTTGTTCACGGTTCCCTTTGCACTTTTGGAAATTGCACCACCTGGGCTCATGGGGACTTCATACCCCATTTTTTCCAAATTGCTCATTAATTGATTGGCTTTAGACTCTACATCCACGATGTTAATTGATGTAGGGTTCCAGGTTAAAACTCCGGGGAAATTAAATTTATGATTTCCAAGTTGGTAAGCGGTATTGTTAATTTCAAATGATGGTTTTTCTATAGACCGCGCCCACCACCATACATCCTTCAACCCTTTTGGGCCTCCGGGTACTTCAATAGTAAATCGATATTGTCTTGTGGGCTCAGCATCAGGTTGCGTCCAAAAAGCCATGTTTCACCTATGCTTTAAATTGTTCAGTTCCACCAGCGCCACTATTATCACATTCAGCCCAATCATAACGGAAGGTTACAGTCAAAGTTCGAAGATCATCACTTTCATAACTTAAATCAGAGAAGGTGACTCCTTTGAGCCATGGATTCTTTAAGGTCCATTTTTCGATGGTATCCCCATCGGAATTAAAAATGGAAACAATAACTGCTCGGATTGCTCCGCTGGTGGCGTTTGCTGCTTTTATTTTAGAAAGAGTAACTGGTCCTGCTTTAGCATCCGCAGCGGATTTAATTTCATATCCAGAATCGATAATCATTTGGTTGGTTAATTGTACGGCGTTAGGACTTTGGGGATCTACTAATTCTAGAGTCACCTCTTCCCAAGTTACACGCCCAGGGAAATGATATTGATTATCTAAAAAATTATGAGTTGTTTCAGTTACACTATAGGAGGGTACTTTAAAAGTTTTTGCCCACCATTGAACATCATCGGCACCGAGGCCTGTAATCTGTACCAAAAACCTATAACTTCGTTTCGGTTCGTTTGTTGCTTCTGTCCAAAATGCCATTATTATTTTCTCCTGTCATTCATAAATAGTGGTCTATTAAAATTCCACCCCGGTTTGGGTGATGATGAAGTCTACTACAATGTATTCGATAGCACGAGCAGGCTTCACTAAGATCTGAGCATACATTACATTGTTATCAATAGCTGCAGCATCGGTAGTGCTACTATCCAAAATAACTTTGTAATCTACCAGACCTAATTCAGTTTTTACTTCAGACAGAACGGCTTCTGCTCTGGTCTTAAAACGATTCCAAGTCACTTGAACATTGGGATCAAAAAGAATAGTATCAGCTATCACTCCAATTTGCCGTTTGAGATAAATCAACAAGCGTCTAACATTAATTCTATCTAAGGCACTGTGTGCAGTTAACAATGTTTTTTGCCCAAAGATTACTGTGTCTCCGGTAGATGGAAATCTAGCAATTGGATTAATCTGAGCCTGATAGAGTTTATCTCTTTCTGCTCGAGTTAGATGTGTAGTTGTACCAGGAACAGCCGGCCCTCCGGGTCCTCCTAAGATCCCCAGACCTCCTCGATTAAATCCTGCTGGAGCGAACCAAGGTTGTGACAGCGCTTCAGATTTAGCAATCGCTCCAATACCAGCTACGGATGGAGGTGTTTTAAATCTTACGCCACTAAAGGTGTCTTTAATATAGATACTTGGGAAATAAGTAGCACCATAAGAACCCTGATACAATAAGGATCCGCGCTTGGTAATAACGGTATCTAGATTAACTGTAACTTCGGTACTTTCCGTATCATAAATGGGCTGATAAATGCCCTCTATATCCACAATCGCTAGAGCATCTGCTCGAAGAGTCGTGTTGGCTAAGAGAGTTTGTAATTTGCTCTCATTTACCAACCCGGGCATTGAGATAAGTTCGTATCGTATTTGCTCTTGATCTGCAACCATCTTAATGGCTTGATCAACAGTATAGGAAGGATATCCATCGGCTGCGTTGCCGATTCTTGCATTGCTGAAAGGGTCCGCGTAACGTATATCTACCCCATCTGCCCCTCCAATAAATGGAGCTGCAAAGGCTTTAATCCCAACACCATCGATAAGACCAGTCGAACCGGCAAGACCATGATGTTTTGAAATACTAGGTGGCGCCACCGGCCCTGCTCCGAGGGCATTATCGTACGCCCCACTTAAGAAGTAATAAGTAGTTGCGCCGTTGCTTGAGGATACAATGTCATCCAAAGTAAACACAAAAGAAGCAGAGACATAATCGCGACGTGATAAACCATCAGCGAGATTAGGATCAAATGCCGATCGTCTCTTTGCTATATCTCCAAAACTCGGATCATGAATCAACTCGTTCGTTTTCTTGTGCCACAATCCAAAAACATCGTTTGCTCCAAAGTCCGAACCATTCTTGGTGTCATTTTCAGTCAAACCAATTTTTGGCCACCGAATAGAACCTGTACAATTATCTTCTGGCCAACCCATAAGGAAACCTTGAAGAAGTGCACTTTCGTTTCCGTTAAAAATGTCTATGTTTCCATTGATCCATTTTGCTCTTGTGTCAGTACTCCACACGTCAACACCATTCGTAGGATTGCCCCCTCCAAGTATGTCTGCCGGGTCTCCAATTTGGAATAAGATGTCATCCACCGCCGCGGGACCCAAGAACCCCATGGGTACCAAATCTTTGGTTGGAAGGCCACCAGCGCTCGCCATCTCAACTCTTACATACTTAGAAATGTTTGGTTCATTCCCACCGTTGTTCGTGTATTTTTCAATTCCCAGAGTCCAATCCCAGCCTTTGTCTTGAGATCCAATTCTCTTTTCAATGTAATTAATTGGGTCTTCCGGATCCAATGTAAGACCTCCATGGGTTTCCATTGTCCAATCCTCTCCACTATTATTTCTTTTCATAATGTCTAGAGTAAATTTGGCCCGAGGGTCTATTGCCGTCGCGAGTACGATGCCTCGAACTCGAGCATAATAAATTTTTTGAAATTCTTCGCCGTCATCTAGTGCTACCAAACGGAATAATTGCTTCTGATCGGGTCTCTGCCCAATAAACCACCCAGTTTTACCGGGTTTGAGTTCTTGTTGAAAATCTCCAAATCCAGTAGTACCATCATCAAGGCCCATGATAAACCCTAACACCCCAGTATCACTACCTGAAATAGAAGTGATTAATCTTTGGACATTAACATCAAACGTTTCACCTAGAAAATAAAAATAATCACCACCGCCATAATTGGAGGCATTTTTAAGAAGAGTAGGGTCCGTATTAAGAACGGTCCTAATGTAATTCGGGCTTGTTGGAGAAAAATCAATTTCTTGCACAATTGGTGCCACCTGTCCCGGATTGCAACTATCTAAAACCAACTGAAACCCAGCATTTGATGTATTATTGTAGTATACTACACTGGCCGAAGCTTGGTTTCCTGCTCCGTAACGCGCAGGATTTACGACACTTCCGGTCAGTCCGATCCCGGCACCATTTGTATAGACTATAGCTGCCAATGTTCCGGTTACTAACGATCCTGATGGCATCACGAAGATCCCATAAGCACTTTTGTTACTTGTGACCGTACGACTGAACGTCGAACCTATGGTCCAACCAGCTTTGTTCGAAGTATTCTTTTGAACTCCCAACAATCTTACGTATTTAACGGGCCCTGTACCAGCGGCCAAGTAGGCTTGAGCAGCATAAGCAGCGTAGTTAGGAGCGCCTGTATTACCATTTCTCCATGCATCGGCCTGTCGTTGTCCATTGATCGGCTGTCCGAAGATTTCGGTGAAGTCGTTCATTGAATTAATTGTAATGGGCTTCATCGCTGGTCCCGAACGTGCCCTGCCGATCAGCAAAATCCCATCTGCGGAGGGAACTGGGGGTAGTGTTGACTCGTCAATTTCGTTCAAGATTACCCGTGGAGACAGGCTTGTAAAGTTCTGATAATTTGGCATTAAAATTTCTCCTATTGTACATTCTTGTTCCTAGTAAATAGTACAATAAATAGCGAAAGGTCAATATCTACGAAAAGAACCGCTTGTGTGAATTTCCGTCATTTTGGGGTTGCTTTCTTTCCTGTCTCCAAAACCCTCAGCACCAAGGCCATAATAACCGTCCCAGTTGCGTCCCCCTTCGGATCCTCCTTGGTCGCCACCGCCGTTGTCACCATTGTCTTCGGTGTCTTTGATGCCTTCGATGTCACCGATGTCGTTAGTATCTTTTGGTATTTCATTATCATCATCTGTTCGTTCTACTATTACAATTTGTACTATGTTTTGCTGGCGACTAATAGATGGCCTATCGCGATTGATGCCATCTCCGATTAAGTAGCCCAAAACTTTGAATTGAATTTTAGCCGTAAACATCCGCTCATCCGAAGCCAAGTTGGCTAAATTATTGGACAAGCCATAATCATCTTGAATAAAGAGTTCGTACTTGTAGCCGTTATAAGTCAAAGGGAAAATGTTTTTCTGATCGATAACAAACGGAGGGATTAACTGATTCATTTGCTGTTGATATTCTGTTCTGATGTTGACCTCGAACATGCAAGTAACATAAGTTGGCTTGGGAATGGTTATCGTTTCATAAACTTTTCTCTTATTATCAATCCGTCCCGTGAAGCCGTCTTTCTCTAATCTCATTCTTTGAGTGTTAGCCCAATTGCGAGTTTTCTCTTGTTGGAGGAGCCGAGTAATATGAACAGAGCCACCAGCGACCCCTTGTTCTGCTGGATAATAAGATCGATAAGAGCCCATAAGTTCATCGCGAACGACATTAGTTCTGGTTATTGTTATTAAAGGAAGTTTTAATTTACCAATTTTATCTCTCAACGCTTTGTCATGTTTGATTTGATAAGGTCTTTCGGTACCGAGCCATAATACGGGAACTTTAACATAACCCTTGTTAGTGATTGCATGAGGATTAATCGTTTCATTTACAAATTTATAGACGGCTTTGTCAATGTTTTCTAAAGTTGAAGGTTCAAAAGGTATAATTTGTTTTTTAGTTGGCACTGAATAATCCCTCCCGTGATCTTATGCATTCTGCTTGAATTTCAAATCGAGATTCGGGTTGTCCAAAGAGGAGTTTAGGCTCAATAAGCTTGACGATTTCATAATAGATTTCTCCAAATCTTACAAAGTCTCCTTCTCTAACAAATAGGTTTTGATCCTCTATTAATCTCCGTCGATGGAAATTTATTTTAATTTTGGTTGCCTTGTCTAAAGCAAAATTGTCCATGTCTGATGTTTCTATTCCTTGGAATTCAACTAAGGCATAAACTCTAAGAGGATGAATAAATGTTTTTTCTATGGCCTCGCCATATAAGGAATGAAAGTCCGTATGTTCAATGTCAATGGGGAAGTACAAGATTTGCTGTCCGACAACGCGTTCAATGATCTCATCATTAATTTGTTTGACAAGATTCTTTTCTTTCTCCCCTAAAAACATTGGTGGCGGGGGTTGTGTTGGTCTTGTCCACTTATTGCTCATTTAATTACCCCACATAAATTTTTAACGGAGACAAGCCCACTATCGCATTGGTATTCTCCACCATGGCTTTATCTGTTTCCGCTAGTTTAGAATAAAGCATCTCATCTAATTGTTTATTAAGCTCTTCTCTTAGTGTTGTCTGCTCGGCTGCTGCTTGACTTAGTAGTTCTGTGGCGTTTAGAGAGACATTATCCCCCGGTATCGGTATTGAATTACCAAATTTTCCTCGAACTTGTCCCAGGGTTTCTTTTGATAATGCCAAAGAAAATCTTCTGATCCATTGCTGTCCCATAGAATTGATGTTTTCGAAAGATAAATTTTCAAACGGCAAAGTATTAGGGTTGTTAATTCCATTAACGCCATTTTCATAAGAGCCGGTAGCATATGCGTCGTTATCTTGTACGGAAAACCTAAACCAGAATTGGGATGGAGAAGTATCATTGGGAATAGGATAAATCCTCAAATAATTATCCACTAGTTCGTAGGAATAATGGGAGGTTCTAGTATAGAGATGATCCTCATAAGAAATGGCTTGGAGTTTATTTTGCCACACTGGTATAATGTTGAATGTACTATCATCGGAATACATACCATAATTATAAAGGTCTCCAACTACATTTAAACCCCCATAATAGCCATAAAATCTCCACATGGCTTGAGGGCTGACATAATATACCTGCCTCACTTTGATTCTTTTGTTACCAATTTTACCCGAAAAAGTTTGCCCTCCGGCCGCTGCCGAGGAGGATACAATGGTTTGTAAATCATAGTCCTGGCGTCCACTCTCTCTAGTGAAAGACGCTGAATAAATGCGCTCTGTGCCTCCAACGATAGACTCCGTGGAAAACTTATCGGCTACTCGAAATGCATAGTCAAATAGAAATTTGGGGTACTTTAAAGATTTGCTTTCGGTCCCATCAACAATTTCTCCTTGATGATTAAAAGAACCAGTTTCACCCCCCAAAGAACTTCCTAGAGCATTTCTAGCCTGATGTAGATTGATGATGTATGAATACTCAAGTACTGATTCTTCATAATGATTGTATATATTCTCAGCCTTGAGTTCAATGTCGAGGACATCTCCTCCTAGGCGTTTATAGGTATAAGCAACTTGTGCTGTTGCCCCAGATAAAAAAGCAATAGACCCCGTATAGAAACCAATTGCTAGAGAATCTGCAACATTATCATAACTTCCTGTTGATGTAAGTGTAATTGCCGATGTGGCCGATGTAGGTGTTAAACTTGGAAAAGCCATAAAAAAATCCCCGCTCTTTCTAAGTAGTTTCAAGTAAAAGAAACCTCCGACACATCAGTATCGGAGAGTCCTGGTTTAACGCATAATTACTTGGAGGATTTTATTCGTGTTCTTTTGGTGGGAGACCTTGGGCGTCTTGTTTTTTTAGTCACTGGTTCAGAATCTTCTTTAAGTGTGGTAGGAATCGGATTAAGAACCGGCTCCGATTTAGTTTCAGTTATTGTTTCTGTTTGTTCTTTTAGTTGTTCTAGAACCACTGAGTTTTCGGTTTCAACAACCGGGTTAGCAATCGCCTCTTGGCGAGCTTTGACTCTGGCTTGAGCAGCAAGCAAACGAAATCTTTTTTTCTTTCTTCCCATAATAATCTCCTAACTCTCTAAATAGTTTCTAAAATAAGAAACACCTTGTTTTAAAGTGTTAATTAAGTATTACGGGCG